AAGAGATACCGTCTAGAGTAACCGCACCACCAGAAGGTGTGACAGTCAAGTCTCCATCAAAGTCAAAGATTGAGGCTGAGAATGAGTCTATGTTTCGGGTGCGTCCGAAGTCTCCGTCGAAATCAAAGATGGAATCCATTATAGAACTGAGGGGTCTGGCTACAGCAGCATCTCCATCGAAATCTACAATGGAATCTGTCTTAGAATCCAGTGGTCTGGTGACGGAGAGAGATCCGACAAAACCTGCAATCTCAGATTCAATACCATCCAAATACACAGGACCGGGGCCACCATCAAACAATTTATAATCAGGTTTTATATCTATAACAGTGCTATACGCAATAGCAGTTTTTGCTCCAAAATCAGCAGAAGCAGTGTCAGCCGCACCGGTATTTGTTTCGCCAGTTTGCGTGACAACAGTATATACACCGCTAGCGGTACGATACAGGGGCACGAGGACCCTCCCACCAAATTACAGTGACGTCACCAGCACCCCATATAGCACTAAGAGAAAAGATACCAATGCCAGTCCCAGGAGGAACTGCAAGTCCAGGAATCCCATAGGTTTTCTCAAAACCAAGACTATTAATTGAGGGGGGAGCAATAGTACGCCATTGTGCTGGGCCTTCAATGACTGGTTGAGCCGTTGCAAAAGCACCCAGATGAAGAACCGCAGCAGAAGGCGGCGCATCATCTCTATCCCATGCATTATCCAAATCAGGTGTAATAGTAGCACTAGGACCTGTTCCTGCTGTGGAAGTTCTGGTCAATCGAGCAGTATTATTACCAGCAGGAGCAGTAGTACAACAATAAGAAACTTCTAGTAGCCAGGCTATCTTTGTAGATGAAGGATTCCAAAAATTGAAACCACATTGATCAGCCGCAGAAGCAGTTGCAGTCGATCGGCCTGCCATTGAATACAGACCCATGATGCCTCACTCGTACCAAGTAACAGACAAGTCACCCGGCTGTAGAATAACTGCTACGGGTGTTGCAAGCCCCAATCCTGTTCCGGCTGGCACTTTAATACCAGGTCCAGGGAATGTGAAAATAAATCCAGATCCAATAGCAGCAGGTAGATTCCAACGTTTCTGATATGGTGAAGCAATCGTAGGCTGGGCTGAATACGCAATATCAAGCAAAGCTCCCGAAGGGGGAGTCCCATCTCTATCCCACGCATTATCGGTGTCAGGAGTTGTTGTAGTTGTTGCAGTTCCACGAGCAGAGATACGCACAACACCCTGGTTATCTACTGTAGCAACAGTCTTAGCAAAAGCAATCTCAACAACCCACAGTGATTTAGTAGCCGAAGGATTCCAAAGAGATCCACCAAAGTTGTCTGCCGTAGCAGCGGTAGCCGCAGTTCGTCCTGCTACTGAATAGAAACCCATTAGAAGGAATCTCCAACCTTACCCAGCTTCAAGACTAGTGCTCCAATGGGGAAGGATGGAGTATCACCGTTAAGAACTGGTTTAGGAGTTCCCAACGCTCCCCATGCAACTGCGGCACCACCAGACAAAGCATCAAATAGCACAAAGTGTGTCATGTTAGAACCAGAAGACCATGTTGCAGAAGCCGTGGGAAATGTCTTAGCAGCACCATTCGCCTTAGTTGCTGGTGCAGTTCCAGTAGCTGCATCCCAATCTGCCGCAACAGTAGAGACACGCGCATAAGAACCACCAGAAGGTTCAGTAACGTTACCACCAGCATCGTTAGGTGTAGTCGTAGAAAGTGCGATGTACATAGTAGCCGGTGGTGTATATGCAGGGTCTGTCATCAAGTGGTTGAGCATTGCTTGTTCAACGGAGTCAACAAGTGGCATTACTTACCTCCCGTAAACCGTAGCACTCAGCGTGGCTGAGGTAGTAATGTCAAAAGTCACACGCATAACCTGACCTGGCAACTCTGAGGCACCCTGATGAGCAGAAGCACCAGCCGGAACACCAGGAGCAATAAGCAGTGAGAGCTTAGCGCCACCAGCCACTGTTGGGGCAGTTGCAAAAATAGGGAAATATACACCGTTAGGAGACTTACGCTCAACAATCACGTTAATAGCAGCAGCCGCAGCAGTACAATCTATGTCAATCTGGACTGCTGTATATTGAGAAACATCAAAATCACCAGTATCGAAGTCAGCAGTAACAGCCTTAGAGGGAATATTAACGACTTCTGTTGAAAGTCTCGCAGCCATATATCCTCCTAAGAAAGACCCCTGGGTTGCCGGGGGATTGGAAACCCAGGGGCCAGTCTTATGTTATGCCTCAATAATCTGTTTGATGACACCGTGTGAGTTACGCTGAGTAGTACCAAGCTGTAGATATCGGTAAAGCCGGGCACGGTAAGCGTCGTAGTCACCGTTAGCGTCAGTCACGAGCCGCCAACGAGAACCATCACGGTTCATCCAGTCCCAGTTTCCCGCGTGGAACAGCTTAAGCCGCTTCTCATTGATAAACCACATAGTACCATTCGGACAGTCGTTATCAGACACCAGGGGAACATCGCCATCGTCAGTCGTAAACGCAAGACCAGTGAAACCACCCTCGAACTTTTGAGTATTAACAAACTGGCGCTGCTGCTGCAAGAGAGCGAAGTAGGCACGTCGAACACCCTTAGCGGTAAAGATAACAGAAGTATCTCCACCACGGCCGTTCACACGGTCAATCATCGCAATCATGCGACCCTCAGTAATAGACTGAGCACCAGGAGAGTCAACCTCAGAGGTCCAGTTCGGGAAAGTTGCGGGGTTAATGTTATAGATAGTACCAGAGGCAGCCACAATAGAGTTGAAACCTTCCTGCTCCTTGTTACGAGAACCGGGGCGGTGGAAAGTATCACCAACAGCAAGAGCAGTACCAGAGACAGTAATAGTCACAGTTGCCTGACCAGCACCAGGAGTGTCGCGCTGGATGTTCGTAATCTCAAATGGACCACCAGCCATGAAGCCTGCGGCAGATGTGTCCCAGACATCAACGAACATACCAATCTCAAGCCAAATCACATCAGCGTTGGTAGACACAAGAGTAGTAGTAGATCCAGTAACCGCAGTTGCAAGAACACCAGAAGGCTGACCGTACACTTGACGGTTAAGGTCCTTCGCAAGACCCTCAGTAATACCAGAAACTTCCTGATCCAGAATGGACGCAAATGCCTGGGAATTAGAAGTAGCAAGTTCAAAGACCTGACCGGTAAGCTCAATAGCACCATACTGGTTAGTCAGCTTAACCTGACCATCAGCATACTGCTGAGTCCTGGGAATGGGCAGTGCCTCATTCTCAAGACGAGCACCAATACCGTGGTTTCTCTTCATACGGGTAGCGAACCGCACATACTTACCACCGACAGAGTCATTGGTCACATTCTCAGCAGTCTTCTCAACACGTCGCAGGGTCTTAACTTCATTCTCAAGTTGGTCTGTAATTGAGGGGAGGTAAACCTCTTTAAGTGCAGCATCCGCTGCGGTTAGGGTAGTGGTAGCCACCGTTATCCCTTCTTATTCGTTGGCGTTAGCCTGCTCAATCATATTGGCAACCAACGCTCTACGATCCTGAGGTGATAGTTTTCGTGGGTCGACACCCTGGCCGGGAATCATACCACCAGAACCCATAACTTTCGGAGCAGGCGGACGAGCCGACGTCTTCATAACATGTCCCACAAAGAGCTTGAACTGTTCCATAGCTTGCTGAGGTTCCATGCCTGCCATAAGCAGACTGTTAACGTAAGGCTCCGCTTCGCCATTCGCATTAAGCTGGGCGAATTCTGGATCCTGCATCATACCCTCATAAAGCTGATCGAGTTCTGCATCTTCTTGGGCCTGCTGAGAAGTTTCCTGGTTCTGTAGCATCATCTGTGCCATAGTGCCTGCAACACCGCGCAGAGTCTCGTGCTCAGTCTTTAGACTCTCAAACTGCTCGCGGAATTGTGGAGAGACACCTTCCCACATTTCCTCAGAGGGATTTTCCTGGCCCTGACCTTGACCAGCCGGAGGCTGTTGTCCAAAACCAAACTGTTGTCCCAGACTGTCATAAACAGCTTGGGGATTTTGTTCGATAGCCTGCATAACCTGCATGGCCGTCTCAATTTGGCTGGGTTCTACCCCACTGGACACAAACTGCTCAAAAGGCTGATACTTAGATTGTACCTCGGTAAACCTCTTTTGGACTCCCTGATCCCACTTTTGGAGATGAGGGACAACTTGGCTGTGCAGATCCTGTGGAATCACACCGAGGAGTTCACTCCAGGCAGGATTAGGTCCGCCTGTTTCTCCTTCTTGACCCGCAGGAGCGCCCTGGCCTTGATCAATGGTCACTGTCATTCTCCGTAACTAGATGGACCTTTCGGCGTCATACGCTTCTTAATGCGTTTCTTCATACGCCTATTAAACGCAGAATATGTACCGCCAGTACTTTGACTGGCTTGCATTTGTTTATCGAACATATTTTTAGCTTTCTCTGGGTCCTCTTGAAACATCCTCAAAAATTCTTCAATTGAGGCCATAGTAGCCTCCTAAGATTGTGTACCACGAGGCGAAGTAGGTCCCTTATATCTTGCTTGCGCTCTACGTGCCATAGCCTCTTTATACTTTAGAGGACCGGAAGTTTCACTTCCACCTTTATAACCAGGCGACCCTTCATGAATTGAACCTCTCGGGGTGCCTGGATTCGGGTTTCTACCTCTGCGTACGGGAGTTGAAGGGGCTTTCTCACTCCTGTTGTTTTCACCTGGTTTCCATCCAGCCTTTCGCATGGTTCCATATACAAAAGCTCCTGTCCTCTTTTTATCATAACCCTTTGCCGCAGCACGCCTCTTAAGTGCTTCCTCCATCGCCTTTGGCATTACAGACTACCCGGATCCATAGCCTGCCTAAATGCAAAAATCTTGTCGTTAATAGTCATCTCGGCAAGACGCTGAGCAGAATAAACAGTACCACTAAAAGCAGTGAGAGCAGAGTCAAGAGACTCGGGATCATCAACATCTGGAGCACCAACCAGTCTCGCAAAATCACCAGACGCAGTCGCAACAGCAGCAAGCGGCGCAAATGTGATTGTACCACCTGCCGCAGAGATGTTAGTAACCTCAAAGACAGTCTCTTCCTTAAGCACACCAGCAGAAGTATAAATCTTGAAACGATCACCACGACGCATAATATTGTTGTCGTTAGTAGCAGGAGCAGGAACAGCACCAACCATAGTGGAAGTGGTGCCCGCACCGTTACAAGTAAAGCAGGTTCGAGAACTCACCAGTCGTGTGTAGAAGCCACCAGCATCTAGCGTTGCCCGCCTTGGATCAATATATCCTGTATCCAAGGATGAACTTAGAAGTACACGCGAACTCATTGAGGCATTTCTCCTTCTGGTCCAGGTTCAGGACCTGGGGGCATAGGCGCAGGCGCGCCACCGCCTGCCTGATCTGAGGGAATTTCCTCATTTGGCTTAAATCCAACAGTTGCAGTCGCCATATTAAAGATACCAAGCTGTTCCGTGTGCATCATCACATGCAGATCAAACAGTTGCTTCACATCATCAGACGTATTCTCAAACTGCTGACCCTTACGATAATCGTTATGTACACGAATATGGGTCTGATGATTGTCAAAGTTGTTGACAGGAACGATAAGTGGTGGTCGAGGCTCTCCCTCGGGAGAAGACATCCCACGAGTTGCACCCGTCTCAGGATCCATATACTTCTCAGGATGCAGAGCCGCGTCTTGCTGCTGTCCTTCCATAAACTGTTGCATAATCTCAGGAGTAGCAGCCGCCATTCTGATATTCTCTCGCTGAGCCTGTCTGACATCCACCTTCACATGCTCGTAGAGTTTCTCAACCCCGCCGATCTGCATTAGTTCGAGAAGCATGTTAGGATCGAGATTAGGCGCACCCAGCTTAAGCAGATCCATAAGGAACGCCTGGCGTCCCGCGCGTGAAGTGGGAAGAGAAGATCCCGCTTCAATACGAATGTCAGTGTTATCCCCAACCTGAGAACCCTTGAATGCCATTACATCAAAGCTGCCATCAATACCAGTCACCCGAACAGTCCGCTCGAAGTCCCAATACTGCTTCACATAGTTCAGCACCAGCTTGGCAACCTTCTCCATAGCCTCTTCCACAGATTCGTATGCAGAAGCAAGCATCGAGTCATCCTGTTCCTGTAGGAACGAAATAGCTGTAGCAGCTTCCACATTCGGCGGAACTTGACCTTTGGAGATTTCGTGCTGAGCACTAATGTCATTCATATCTGCCTTGATCAGATCCAATTCTTCAAAGAGGTATGGAGGTAGATTTACAGGAGGAACAGGATGTGGCTCATTAAATCCTGGGGAGTAAAGGATAACCTGACCCGGCTCTGATGTCATCTTAGTGGCATCAACCGAACCCTTTTCTGCAACCCACTGAGGCTTAGCCATCCTGTTAGCAGCTTCCTGAATCTGCCCACGTCGCCTATTGAATTCCTTTTGGAGAGAGATCAGATCGGAGATAACAGAATCACCATAGAGCTTACCAGATGGTACATGGTCAATCTTAGCGAAAGGATACATAGCATGTTCATATGGCCATCCCATATTCACCTGAGCAATCTGTTCACCAACAATAGTTACCATAGCACCATCAGGAAACATCTTCAACTGGTTCGGCTTAATCCAGGCTTCCAGCATCAATACCAGATCAGTCTCACCATCTTTGGTTCCAACCCCAGCCAGGTTCATCCATGTAGAGTCAATGATTTCATTAGGAGAACTCTTGCTTCCACCGACATTAAGATCAGGGTATGCGATCTGCACAGCTTCAATATTCTTCAACTGAGCTTGAATAACAAAAGGCTGCTTCTCAATTTCTTCCTCACGAAAGTCTGGGATCATCAGATGGAATGGAGTGATATTGTCAATGCAGACATCTCCCATCACTTGGTTAGATTCATCCAGCTTAGTGTCATCCCAATAACACTTGAGAAAACCAGAACCACAAATAGAGTTCCACCATACCGCTTTACGTAGCTCCTGGCGAACCTTCTTCTCATGGTAAATTGTTTCCCAAATCTGTTCGCCGGCCTGGGCTGCAAAGACATCTTCATCCTCAGATGAAGCAGGAACAATAAAGGCTGTAGGTTTCTGACTGAGTAGCTTAGTCATCTCTTTGCGGATGATTGGCCTAACCCTGTTGATTACTGGTCGTGATCGCCAGGGTGGTGCGTAAGGGGTATATAGCCCCGACCCGGGACCCACAACAGAATTGCCCGTCGATCGGAAAGCAACGTATTGTCTACCGAAGTAAAAGGCCATGTTGTAATACCATTGACGCTCAATAACAGTCCGCTGTGATTTGATGTTTCCATATTGTTGTTTAACCCACGCTACGATTTTCTTAGCATCATCTGTTGACAATGCCGGGGCCGAGGATGTCGTCTGTTGATTCGCCTGCATCAACGACGCCAAATTCGACAGCCTCTCTAGTGGCATCAATGTCAATGTTATCCTCCGACCCTATTTCTCCTACGCCCGCAGCCTGGAAATCTTGCTGCCAACGTGTGTGCTCACTCTCATCGTCCCGAGGAATGTACTCATCAGGCTGAGTCGAGTTCAATTTTGATAGCTGTTGATATGCCATCAGGTCCGCTGCCTTCACTCTGTTCAGTAGATCCAAGTTCTCTGATCGCAAAATCTCGTTCTCCCTCTGCACCACGTAGAGTTGTTCCTTCTTCTCGTTGTTCAGAATCTGTAGCTGTAGATCCTTCTCTCGCGTAGTAGTTGTCAATATGTTGTCGTACAGCTGAGATGAGTTCTTCAAGTTCGTCTTTGCTGACCATATTTCCCTCAACCACAAAACCGCGATCGACAAGGCTAGAACATATCCCACGAAGCTCTCGGTTCTCATACTCCAACCCTTCTAGATCGTCACTAAGTTTCTGAATCATCTTCTGATCGTCCTCAAAGTCTGACATCGGTGCATAATTAATATACCGAGCAACCTCACCCATACACAGTGTGCAGAAGTAGATCCTACCATATCGTTCAACGTCGATATGCAAATCTACAAACTTGCGTCCATCTTGTGAGTACGGATTGCCACAGCTTACACACTTTGCGGGAAGTGCTACCGGCATATCTACAACTGTGACTGCCATTACTGAGACTTATTCTGGGCGAGCGCAGGCACACGACCCTCTGCATCATAGATAACATGGAGAACACGCTGCTCCACCATGTCTGCTACGTCGTCAGCCTTGTTCTTACGAAGTTCCTTGACAACTGCATCAAGTCTCTCCGCAACTGTCGGCTCTTTCTTAGCGTCTACCACTTCTGGCTCCCTAATACATATTCCCCAGGTATTCATCAACCGGGGAGAAATCTGAATCGTACTCCCGAACAGCATAGAAGTCCGACTCGGTGGTTTTGTCTCCGTACTCAGGTCTGGTGGGAAAAAGAAAACTCTCCACAGCAGGCCGATGATCCTCAGGCTTAGGAATATCATAGGTCAAGTCTGGCATGAATGAGAAGAAATAACGTGCTGCATCAACAGCGTGGTCATCCTTCTTATGTGGCTTCTCTTGAGGGTTCCGCTCATCCCTAATCTTCGCAGACTTGTAGTTGGCCCATCTATACCGCCGCATCTCTTTGATCAGGTTAATACAGTTATTGGTAACATACCACTTCGGCGGCTTTGCATTCAGGTACATATTCATCTTGTTAAAGCTGGAAGGGTAATCGTTGTTTCCCAATGCAATGGGGATATCCTGCATAGCATAGACAACCTGCACTGAAAGACCAGTTTGGGGATTGCGGTTCCTAATGCTGGGATCACCCACGTAGGAGATTGGTTCTCTACCCCATTCCTTATTACGTTGATGAATATAAGCTGCGTGCTTATCAATCGTCCACTCTCGCTGATAATGCTCGTGGAAAGTGTAGACCGTGCCATCAGGTTCTACAGCGTGCCACAACCAAGCGGTCGGACTGTTTAGACCGTGGTCCATACTCGCGTACCAGGGGAACTGTTTCAAGTAATCCATTGGAGGCAACGTCTTAATGTGCCTCTCATCAAAGTGGGGAAAGATAACTCCCGACATCTGTAGGAACTTGCCCTTCTTGCGGGCCTCAACCTCGTTAGCATCCATCCCCCTGAACGCGATTTCGATGGCGTCATTATGAATATGTGGGTTGTCTGTGATTTCCACTTGTACCACGAGAATGTTAGGGTCAGTTCCCGTGATACCAGGGATATAGAGATCATCATAGATCCAAGTCATACCGAGAACTGGTGTCATTGTAATCCAGAACGAACCATTAGTATCAATAAGCCGCATCTTATTTTCGTTCCAGATCGACTTCGGTGGTTCCTCGTCAAAATACACGAAGTGCCGGGATGTTCCGGCGAACTTCTCAATGTCCTGTTCATAGGACATGAACTCAAGAAACGAACCGTTGGTCAAAGTCAGAGTGTTAGTATATGAGTTGAAAGAATCGAACCACGAGCCATTCTTGAGTAGACTTGGTGGTATCCATCTCTGAAACTCGGGCTTGAGGATTCGCTCGACACCATCTTTAAAGTCAACACCAATGGCCCTAGCTCGAATAGGGGGTTCGGGTACTGCTCTATTGGGATGATAGCCACGAAGCCAGTATAGGGCTTCCACTGTACCGCCGGTAGTTTTACCACTTCGGTTACCACCTAGGAATAGTTTGGCTTTTTGTTGTGAGCCATGAAATTGTTTCTGCTTGGGGTGGGGAACATAGTTGTTAAGATTTGGCCTCGTGGCCTGTGCCAGAAGCTGTGAGCCAAGTTCAAATGCCAAATCACTCATGCGCGGTTATCCTGGAAATTGATAATCTGCTTAAGCATAGTGATAAGAGAATCCATGATAGCATCACCCTCAGCTACAGTCGTAGGTGTAAGTTTACCAGTCAACACAAGGTCAACTCTATTCGCTGCAATCTTACGACTATCCTTCCCGCCGTGGTCATGAAGACCACTATTCACCTTATTGGCGGCAATACCTATACTATGATGATGAGCCTGCTTGCTTCTATCCAAGTCATCATTAGTATGGAAGTCGTTGACAACCTGACCCTCGGGAGAATCGTCGCGCTTATCAGGCTTAATATCACCAGTCGGATCACCTTCGGTAATAGGCATTAGGAACCAGTCACCAACCCTTCCAATAGATATCTACCTGCTGTAATTGTCCCTGAACTAATACCGACCGTCAGTTTCGTGATTTGTCCAAAGTTTGTTGCTGTTCTCCCGGACGCAACTCCATTCTTCCAAGTTGTCGTGAAGTGTGTGCCAAATGCAAACCAAGTCGCAGTAGCGTCATAATTAATTATATGCCATATTGCTACCTGGGCGCCTGTGCTAGACCATTCAATGTCATATGCACGCGTTGCAATCTGATCAATATTCTGAAACAACGCTGTGTCCCATTCGATACGACCTGTATCATAATCAGTTGCTGCTGCGTTATCATTTATACGAAGACCAACAACGCCTGGACCACCACTACATGAACCACGCATCGTCAACCTATAACACTCAAACTCAGAAGCTGAGAACTTACCACCCTGTGTCACATCTATATCAAAATTGGAGACAGCATCTATCGCGCCCCCAGTAATCTTAATCCATGAATTTTTATTAGGACGAGAAATTGCCTTCCAGGTTGCTCCATTGTAAACCCGTACAAGACCCGTATTGGTTTCATAGATGACCTGACCTTGATACGGAGAACCAGGACGAGTGGACGACGTACAAACAAAGGCCCCAACACTAGTATCAACTTTATCATAGTTATCATTAAGCTGCGTGATCTGGTTAACAGCTTCGGTGCCAGCCGGTTTAAGTAGTCCGAGTCTCGGAGTTGTGGTACTCATGTTAGATGACCTTCCAAGCTGTACAGATAGTCAAGTGTATTGACGCCGCCAATAGATAGTATCGTAATGGAAGAGATCGCAGCCGTTGAATTCCAACGACCACTAAAGAGAGTAACCTCCGAAGAAGCACCCATAAAGAAACCATAACCGAACACTGATCTATCCTGAGAAGGCTGCTGGTAGATCGTGACACTAAAATTATTAAGCTGATTAATATTCCAACGTTGATTAGCAAAACGAGTCTGAGCAGCACCGAAAGTGGATTCTGTAGCAGCACCTGTATCATTACGGAAGGAAACACGACCATACTGATAGTTAGTACCGGAATCAGCATT